AATCGAGATTCTGCCATCACTAGCATACTAACCATAACAGATGCTAAAATACTTGAGGATAGCCCTTCTTATTCTAACATTGAAATCGGAAATGGATTTTCAGTTACGTTAAAATCTACAAATTTTACTTTTAAAAATAATAATGGTTTTACTGGAGTGAAGGATGATGATGGTGTTTACTCTACTTTGAATATAACTGAAGGATCGAGTATGGACGCTATGTTCTCTGCGATTGGACTGCAAATAAATGTAGATTCAACTAGTAGCTTGACACTACGAGGAGGTGGGGACTCAATCAATAGCCAAACAGAAAGATCTATCGTCAATTTGTCTCCAAATGCCAAACTCACTTTAAGTTCATTAAATCAGTTTGCGACACAAGGTGATGATATTTACTTGAATGGTGTATCATTCTCTAAAAATCCTGCTATTTTGAAGTTTAATGGCACCACAGGTACTGCCATTCCGGAAAGCAACTCTGTTCTATTGGCTAGTATTTTGCTTTTTCTTATTTTGAGAACCAAAAACCGCGCGTAAATATCCTTTAAAGGCAAACACCACACAATTGTTTGCTTTTTTTGTTTACAAACAGGCGAAACTTGGTATAATAATATCATGCTAACAAAGAAGAACAAAAAGTTTCTTAAGTCTGGAATGGTTGCTTCACCTGATTTTAAATTCACTGGTGATGAACCATCTTGGCATAATTGCCCTGAAGAAAAGTATCATGATAAACTTGGAAAATGTTTAAACTTCTATAATTACTATCTTGATCGGGATGACTATATCCCGATTATTCAAGAATACATGAAAAATAATTCTTATTCAGATACTGATATTGCATGTATTCCTCACGTTCCAAAAAGTAGTTTTATATTTAACATCACGGGAAAGCTTTGCCGCTGTTATAATATGGGAATGCCTGAATTTAGCACTAACCGAGAGTGTGTTAAAAACAACATCGGATTTATTTTGTCTGATGCTAAATCTGAAATGAGTATTAAAAAACCAACCGTTAAAAAGAATTCAGGTCAAAAAAAACCTAACGTGCACTCAATCATGACTAAAAAGGTTCAAGCTAGTGTACTTTTTGAACTAGAAGAAACATTAGACGACTGGACAGATCCTAAAGCTAAAATAAAAAAGATACCTATTGCTTCTATTCTAAGAGGTGAAAATATTCCTGTTTCGTTTATTGGTCCTATTGTAAATTGGTTGGAAAGACACAAAAGCGATTTTACTGATGCGTACGAAAATAAGTGTCCTCAAATGGTTGAAGGTTTTTCGTACCTTTCTAGACCTCAACTTAGAAATCGTATTAAAGCAATTGACGATATGTTAAATGAAATTGTGCTTTATAAATCCTCTAAAAAGGCTGCGCGTAAACCACGTGTAAAAAAAGCAAAGACCGCCGATAAACAAGTTGCAAGATTAAATTATTTGAATGAATCAGAAGAGTATTGTATGCAATCATGCGATCCTACGCGCATTGTTGGTGCACAAACACTGTTTATATTTAATACAAAATACCGAAGAGCAACAATATTTAAAGCAACCAGCCGCGATGGTTTTACTGTACAAGGTAGTACGCTAAAAGGCTTTGACGAGTCCCAATCATATTCTCTCACACTAAGGAAACCAAAAGAATTTCTACCAATTCTTGCTGCCAAAACTGAACGGCAAGTAACAAAAGAACTCTCCAACTTGAAGACAAAACGCAAGCCGGCAAATGGCAGAATCAACAAAGATACAATACTTATTAGAACACTATGAGCAACGACAGCAAAGACAAAATCATAATTAAACCAGCTATAACTAAAGAACAGTTACGTTTTGAAGTTGAAAAACTTGTGTATGGAGATGGAATGACATACACTGAAGCAATCATCGAAATTTGCGAGCAAAAGGAAATTGATCCAGAGGATATGGCCAAGCTCGTAAAGGGCCCATTGAAAAGTAAGCTTCAAGTCGAAGCTATGGATAGAAACATTATTAAGAGAACAACATCAACACTATATTAAACCATGAAAAAAATCGGAGAACACGAAGTAAAAAAGCGTATTAAAAGAAAAGGAATTCACGCTAAATCAAAAACATCCACAAATAAAGGATCGACAAATTACAAAAAACCTTATAAAGGACAAGGTAAATAAGTAAGTAGCTGTTATTTTTGAATAATATTATGAACGAAATTGAAGTAATCAGAAGTGCAGATGAGCATTGGTACGAAACGCGCTGGAATAGTGTTGTTGAATACAAAGGTGAGAAATATGTCATCTGCGTAGAGGAAACACCTAAATGGAGTAATCGATCTTTGCATCACTATGACACTTCTCAAAGATATGATATTGGAGATGAGGTTGAATGCGATGAAATTTATGCGAATATAATTGAGACAATTGAAACAGAGGTCGGCTTAAGTCAAGGTGAATTTTGTGAAGGAGTCTGTTTCGGTGGAGATCCGGATCCAGGATCCACACCTCCATTCTATATTCCAGAGTTTTCCAAAAAATCTAAATAATGAGTGGATATACAGCGTATCAAATTTACCAATCGCTAAAGCTACATTTCACTACTGATTACGATGCTGTAAAATACAATTTTAAAACCGCTGTAAAACAAGCAACATTCGAGAAACGTAGGGATCGTTACTTTTTTGAAAAACTATCTCGTCGTTTTAATAGAGAACAGCTAATTGAATATTTTACTGCTAATATAATTGAAAATCAAAATGTCTGGATTGGTGATATGTGCGATAATGTATATAGCGCTTATACTGCGCGATATGATAAATTGACGTACATGTTTGAACAAGATATGAAAACACTTTCTAACAAAGGTTACACTTTTAATGAAATATGTTCAGCTACACCAGACTTCTCTCAGAGTCCTGTATTAGAGGCCCTCAGAGGCGGCCAGATTAGCATTGAGAGTGTCGTCTTATTGGATATACTCGTCAATTTTTTAAAGAGCCTGGAGAGCATTCTAAGTGATCCTTTAGGTATAAATAAAGATCTGCTTGACTTGCTTATAAGCTATAAGTCAATCATGCTACAAAAGCCATTGCCAAAAAATAAAATTAAGGATAAAGCACTTTTAGTATTTACAACTTAGTCAATTTATGGTAATATAGCTTCTGTCAGAGAAAAACAAAATATACACTGCAAATACAAAAACAAAATAAAATACTATGTCATTCGAACAACTAAAACAAAACCGTGAAAGCGAGATTTCTAAACTCGTTTCTGCCGCTGATACAAACACCGAAAAAAAGTCATATGGCGATGATCGGTTGTGGAAGCCAACTGTCGACAAAGCGGGAAACGGCTATGCTGTTCTTCGTTTCTTACCAGCTGGTAGTGGCGAAGATCTTCCCTGGGTACGATACTGGGATCACGGCTTTAAAGGACCAACTGGCCGTTGGTATATTGAAAGGTCTTTGACTTCAATTAGTCAACAAGATCCAGTTTCTGAATTAAACTCACAGCTTTGGAATACAGGCCGCGATGAAGATAAGGAACTTGCTAGATTGCGTAAGCGTCGTCTACATCACGTTTCAAACGTGCTTGTCGTTTCTGATTCTGCTAATCCGCAAAATGAAGGAAAGGTTTTTCTTTATGAGTATGGTAAGAAAATCATGGATAAAATTATGGATGTTATGCAACCACAATTTGAAGATGAAAAACCAGTCAACCCATTTGATTTTTGGTCAGGTGCTAACTTCAAATTGAAAATTCGACAGGTAGAAGGTTATCGTAATTATGATAAATCTGAATTTGATACCCCTACTCCTCTCTTTGATGGTGATGAAGGTCAACTCGAAGAAGTATACAACAAAGTTTATAAGCTTAGTGAATTTACTGATCCTGAAAACTACAAATCATATTCGGATCTTAAACGCAAGTTGTTTGAAGTTTTGGGCGAAGCTGAAGTTGCTTCTACAATCTCAACAGAGCAACAGGTAGAGCTTAACACTGTAAAGGAAGCTCCTGATATGAATTCAGTTTCTAACGAAGACACTGCTGATTCTACTTCAGAAGGTGACTCAGAAGACACTCTCAGCTACTTTGCTAAATTGGCATCTAGCTAAACCATATAATATAATGAAAAATAAACTAATTACACTAATCGTTGCATCTCTCACGCTGGGAGTTTGTTCAGCTGACCATCACAGCAAAGATGGAAAACATAAAGCTAAACCTGCAAAGGTGGATGGTAAGCGCAAGCTCCCTCCCCATATGGCTAAGTTCGATAAGAATAAAGATGGTAAACTTTGTGATGCAGAGAAAGCAACAGCCAAAGCGGCTTGGGTCAAGCGATTCGATAAGGATGGCAATGGCAAAGTTGAAGGTAAGGAGCTAGCTGCAGCTAAAAAAGCTATGGCAGAGCGTCGTAAGAATGCTCAAAAAAATAAAGGCAAAGGTAAGAAAAAGCCAGCGCCAAAAGGTGGTAAAAAGCCTGCTCCTAAAAAAGGCTAATACATATAAAACATAATACTAGTAGAGGGGTGGCTGAAAGGTCACCCCTCTTAATGTTTAGAGTTATGACATAAATGCCCGTTGCATAGCAGCAATACCATTATTAGATGGGGCGTTAAAGTTATTGTTTATTATAGTCGGAGAGGAATTTGTCACGTTAGTATCACCCACGCTAGCCATTTGGCTTCCTCCGCCCGGGAATCCACCGGCCGGAATATCTTGCAAAAGTGGTTTACTTTTTCGCATTTGTTCATTAAATATTTTTGTAGCATCGGCACCTTCGTCATCATCGCCGCTAAAAGGATTTAACATATTAAAGAATTTCTCCGCAGTTTTCATCGAAAAGAAATCACTTAATTTGTTTCCCATATCACTAAACCATTCAGTGATATTATCAAACGCATCAGTTATAGGCGCAAACAGCTCATCTAGATCAATATCGAATATATCTTCGATAAAGCTTCCAATTAAAGAGAATGGCGCCATAACAAGATCAACTAGGCCATTCCAAATATCAGTAAAAGCGACTTTCATTTTTTGTGTATCCCATGTAAATATGCCTACCACTAAATCAACTAATCCACCAAATATGTCTTTAATACTTTGAATAAATGTTTCAGTCTGTTTACCAATTTCCTTAGAAACCTTGTCGAGACCTAACCAATCAGCAATCTTAGTTGGTATCCACATTAATACACGAAGAAGACCACCTACTAATCCATCAAATAGATCATTAAAACCTTCCTTTATACCGCCTATAATACCATCTTCTTCGTAACCGCGCATGAAACCTTTAACAAAATCAAATATGCTCATAAGAATAGTGATAGGCAAAAACACTTTACCTAGTATTCGACCAATAGCTCCAGCAAATTTCATTATTGCTTTAAAAGGACCTCCGGTTGCGAACTTTACTATTGAACTAAAAATACCAGACAACCTTGAGAAGAATCCCTTTCCGGGTCCAAACACTCTTTGAAACAAACTGCTGATCAACTTAAATAATTTTGTATTTTTAATTTTGCCGATAATGTTGCTAATAAATTTGCCTAGCTTACTGTTTTTGAGACTTTTAAATATATTACCAAATACCGCTCTAAACTTTTGTTTAAAATTCTTTAACCATATTGCGGCTTTTCCTTTCGTAAAGAAGTTGAGCTCTCTACCTAATTGACCAAGGAAAGCGACAAAGGCTACAAATGGAGCTAACAACAATCCAAGACCTAACCCTAAAAGTTTACTAAGACCACCATCAGTTTTAGGAATTAAGTCTTTTAAACCTTTGAGAAGAGAATCACCAAGTTCCCTAATACCATCTGCTATATCTTGAAACAATGCTTTTTGCTCAATACTTTTTTCAAGCTCCTTAAGATCATTTTTTTTCTGTTGATCAACAAGAGGTTTTGCGATGTCTTTAGAATTTTGAATCGCAACTTTTTGAGTTACTTCTTCAAGATCTGTTCTGGTGATAAAAGGTTCGTTAGCCATTGTTTTGTTGTTGTCTTAGTTCTTCTTCTTTAATGTGGTCTTTTAAAAGTGTAATGTAAATCTCCCTTTCCCATGGAATCATATTATCAAGTTCTGTTAAGCTGTATTTGTGGTGCTGTACGAGCGAGAATTGGACATGATAATAATTTTCTAATGAGTTATGAGAAAGGGCTAGGCGAAAAAATCACCAAGGCCACTTAACACCTTTGTTCTTTCTTTACCCTGTGAACATTTAAATTTAATTTCCTTTTTAAGCATTGGTATGCTATCAACCCACTCCTTTATTTTATTAACCTGTGCGCTGCTTAATGAATCAATAAAGGTTTCTATTTCTTTTGGTTCCGCTTGTGCAAAAGGATATACGTTATCAGAATCATACACACTTTCAATTACGCTCGAAATGGATTGAACAATAGAGTTGCTTTGCTTATTATTTTTAGCTGCTTTTTCAGCTTCTTTTAGACCAGGAACTTTAAGTGTTATACCAACATCATCAGTTAGTTGTACTTTGTTTTCCTTTGTAGTTCCCTGTGAAACTTCTATCTTTGAAAGATCTATTGTTAATTCTATAATTTCGTCACACTCGTCGCATTTAAATTTAATTTCAGAAGTTTCTCCGACACTCTTTGAACGAATTTGTAGTAAAATATACTCAAGATCGCTCATAGCTAACGAATAAATGTCCAATGCACCGAATGTACATGACTTTATTACGTCTTTCATCGCTGAAATCATACTTTGATTAGTTCCTGCTTCTTGTGCAATCATTAAAACCTTTTCTTCTTTTACAAGAAATGGTCTAAACTCAAGTGATTCGTTTGTTGATGGAATAGTTAAGAAATATTTAGGTGATTCAATTGTTGGTAATGCCATAATGTTTTTCATTTATAATTTATATTAGTCGCTTAAGTACATTAAGCCTGTTGCTAGTACTATTTATCATAGATCTAATAGGTGGCTCAACCTCAAAAAAATCGTACGTCATATTTACGCTCACCGATGCCACAGCATCAGTGTTGGCGTTAGAAAGATCTATACTGTTTACTGCTGTAGGATAAGCATCTCTCAAGCGAACAGCATATACTGGTGTATTGTCTTTATCTAGCTCTTGAATGAAAACGTCGGTTTTGTATTTGTCATCATAAGATACTAGTTGTGATGTTTGATCAACAATAGAATTTTGCCACTTATCAAATGTCTTTTTAGCATAAAAATCATTTGTCAGTAAAAATGTAAATTCCACATCTTCTTGAATAGAGCTCTGTGGGTATTTTCTTGGATTGGCTCCGAACGCATCATAATCACCTGTCATAATTAGTTTGCCTGGCAAAGAGCAGGACTGACACAATATGTTTATGTCACGCGGATCATTAACTAAAGGTCCATCACCAAGTAAAGCTCCTAAGTTTAATAAGCCGGCCGTTGGAGGTGTAATAGTAATAGCAAATCTATTTGTAGTAGCTATACCACCTCGTTTACCAACAGTTGCTTTAAACTCATCAATCGTAACTGGATTGATTGTATTTTTAATATCGTTTAGTAGTCCCATAACTTTTAAGTAAATTGTTTTTTAGATAGCGCCCATACGCCTTGTGCTCTGACCTTTTTAAATTCTTCTGATGGCAAGAATAAAACAGACTCCCAATGTTGAGCTGGAACCTCAACAATTCGTGATTTAATATGATCTGTAAGGTAACGTTTAAAACACGGAGCAAAATACCTTAACTTTGCGTTAGATGCAAGAAAGCTGTATTTAAGTCTTAAACGTGTTGTCTTGTTATATTTCTCGTTGTTCGTGTATTCCGTCAACTGATCAAAAAATATAGCTCTATACCTAGGTGATAGATAGTGTAAATTAAGGCCATAAAATCCTCCTTCAGCTCTATCGATTAAAAATATTAATGGGAACCTATCGTAATATGGAAGAGTTTTCTTATGTTTTGGATCATACACATACATAAACATACGGCCGATTAGAGGCTTGTTTGTGTAATCAAGATTCTCATCTGCCATTAGCTTCGGCCTACTAGGCATTTTGATGTTTTGAATTTCCTTCCTAAACCAATCTAGTGACTGTTTAGTGTTCCTTTCAATGCCAGCAAGAGTTGCTCGATCTTCAATCCTGTTAATAAATGTAGCCATCTAAATCTATTTATAAGATTTTTATACCAAATGACCTTAAAGTATCTTCATGCCATATTTCAAATGTCATTCCATATTTGTTCGCGTATGCTGTAGCAGCTTCCCATTTAGATTGGTTTTTTGCATACGTCAATACTTCAGTAAGGTACCTTTTAGTTTTACGTCCTGGCTTTTTAGGAGGTGCGGTTTGCTTCTTAGGTTTGATTTCTATTAGAAATATCTTTCCATCCTTTGTACGAATAAACAGATCCACAAAATACCGGTGCACTTTACCATCAGTCTTACAACGGTATGGCACAACTACTTCTTCAGAGGACCAACCTATTACGCCTGGATTATTGTCTAACCACTTAAATGTCTGGCGTTCCCATAGGGATCTATACTTGACTTTATTAAAATCACCTTCGTATTTTTTCGGGTTCTTTACTCTATATCTTCCGGAATACGCCATGGTTTCATTATAAATAACACTAAATACTTATTTATATGGCAAATTATCTCAAAAAGGCTGCTTCTAAGGTTGCTGAAGTAATTGAAGAAATTACCAGCGAAGAGGACGTGAACATTATCGCAGACAAAATCATAGACCCGCCTGTTATGAAGTTCCCGTTAAATCTAGAAG